CCACCAATAACGTTAAGTGTGACAGCACCTGTTGAACCACCGCCTGTCATACCTGTACCAGCAACCACAGAAGTAATATCTCCTGTAGGTATAGCGGCTACTTCAGCATCTACGTAAGCTTTAATTGATTGTTGGGTAGCAAGATGAGTGGCACTGTCAGATGCCATATTATCTTCATCTTTAATGGAAGTTCCACTTATTGTACCATTGAGTACGGCACTTGTCAAGGTTTTATTTGTTAATGTTTTAGTACTTTGTGCTAGATAGGTATCAAAGGTATCTACTGATGTCTGGCGCATTGTGCCATTATCATTAGTTAAGATACCATCACCACCAGCTACGGCTGTTGTACCTACAGTAGAGCCACCATCTGTAAGATTAAGTTCTGCTGTTGTGGCTGTTACACCGTCAAGGATATTTAGTTCAGCAGTAGTAGAGGTTACACCATCTAAGATATTTAATTCTGCTGCTGTTGATGTAACGCCATCTAGTATGTTAAGTTCTGAAGTGGTGGCTGTAACACCATCCATAATATTTAACTCTGCTGCAGTAGCGGAGATAGCTGTACCATCAAGGTTAATTGCATCTACATATGCCACACCATCTATGTACAGGTCTTTCCATTCTGCAGAAGAACTACCAATGTCACGTGTATTGTCACCGTCTGGTATTAAATCAGCACCAAGAGTACCAGATACAATTACGTTACCTGATAGCGTCATAGTACCAGCTATATTAGCTGCACCAGCTAGATGTAGTTCTTTAAATTTTAGGCTACTAGAACCAATGTCTACATCATTAGTTGTTACAGGAAGTATTGCCCCGTCTTGAAAACGTAGTTGTTCTACCGTAGAACCTGCACCACCTGCGTCTACAAAAACACCTATACGATTATTTGTATCATCAACAACAACTTTATTAAGTGGTGTAGCAACTCCGGGGTCTCCAATCAATCCTATAACTGGACCCTCTGCTGCCGTACCATCGTGTTTATGTCCTGATGTATTTACGAATGCTGAAAGTATTTGGTTAAATTCGTTGTTACTGTCGGCAGCATTGATAATATCACCATCTGCAAAACTGGACTGTCTGGTATAACCTGCCATTAATTATCTCCTTGCGTCTGCCGCAAACTCTAGTTGAAATCCCTTTAGGGCGTATGGTGCTGATGTACCTCTATCGTTAACCCGTAGTGCTACAGCAAATCCACTACCCTCAATTGGTTGTCTAATAAGTGGGTTAGACTGTCCACCGTATGTTGCAGTACCATAAACTGAACTTCCGTACACCGCAACTACCGTAGAACTGTCAAATGGATAAGCTGCTGGTCTTGCTACATTGGGTGCTTCATAGTCATAACGTACAAACAAGTCTGCATTCACTGCTGCTTCAGGTGCGTAGTTAATAATTACACGCTGAAACGATTTACGTAAACCTGCGTCACCCATAGTCAAGTCAGGGGAACGATACTTACCAGTTACACTATTACCGTCAAAGTTATTCCCTTTTTCCTGCCTGTAAACAAATCCATCATAGTCACCGTGTAATACAATACTTTCACCTGAAGCTACAACACTATCTGTACAGTTAGGTCTTATACCACGTAAATCTGCAAACTCGTAAGTATCTCCTTTACGCACACACATGATGCCTTTTGTTAAATCTCTTGGTGTTTCAGAATTAGTAAAAAATATTCTGTACTGTGTCTTGTCTGGTATAACTACACTTTCAAACTCATCTACATCAGACAATCCTTCAAAGCGTTCTTGTACTGCCCTACTGATTGTACCAAGTTCTACGTCACCAATCTTAGCTGTACCAGCAACTGTACGTAATCCGTCTGGTCCTAAGAATACAATGTCACCTGCAAATTCTTGAATAGTAGAACCGTTAAGACATCCAATCTCTCTAGTTATAGGTTGTATAGCAAAGTCAGCTAATGCACTACCTGTCAGTTTAAATATACGTTCTTCACAAAATATAATTAATGCGTCACGAAAAGGGAACAGACCAGTAATAGGACTATCTACATTTATTGTACCTGCACCCTGCCCTGATTGAAAATCATTATCTGTAAACGGTGCAGTAAATACTAGAGACTGTGAAGCTGCTGACATACCAGCAAAAAACATATGGTTCTTATAGCCAGTTACAAACTTAGGGTCTGCAGGTGCGCCAGAAGCATTAATGTCAACTACAGTATTACTAGCAGTCTTATAATTAGATGCATGATTAGCACCATCTGCCCATATTATGTAATCTACACCAGCAAGATTATATCTAAAGAAAGAGTATCTACCAGCCCCAGTTCTACCTGAATCTATCTCTGTCCAGAACTGTGTTACTACTGCGGCATCGTTGTGTGCTGCTGCTGAAGTACTATTTGCTCCTCTTGAACAACCTGTAAATGTGGTACTAGTTTTACCTGTATAAGTAATTTGTTCTGTGCCAATTAATAAAGTGCCTTGTGTACTAAAGTTAGCAGTAGAAGCTACAGTAATAGTTGTAACTGAATTATTAATAGCCCCGTTTAGTGTAGTGCTACCATTACTACCTTTGTATACTTTACGTCCACGTGCCGCTATAACATTACCATCAAAGTGTGCGCACATTAAAACAGCTTCACTGGCACTTTGGTCTTGCGGAACTTGATTAACGTTCCACTTTTCGTAACCTGATACACGGCGATAACCACCTGTAGTTGCAGGTTCAAAGTTTTCTAGTTCTAGTGCCATCCCCGGCTGCATAGCAAAGGTTGATTGGTCAAGAACCAGCCCACCCTGACACGCAAATACAAACGGATTGAGGCCAGATTCATCAGCCATTATTTAAAATCCTGCGTTAATGCCATATCCTTGTGAACGAGGGATATAGGTAGACCGTACATAATCTGCTCTATTAATTAAAAGAGTTTGCATTTGTTTAATACCGTCTTCAAATCGTGCAAAGTTAATGCCATACTGCTGTGCTTCACCACGATACTGGTATGCATATGCAGTAGCACCATCTACTATAACTTGTCTAAATTGTTCTGGTACTGTTGGTACATCTGTTGAGGCAGATAAAGCAACAGGTTTAATAAAGTGTTCAAACTTTAACTCATACGCCTTATCAGGGTATGGATATAGACCGTAGTTATTATCTGGTGTTCTAAATACAAACTTAGGTACACTACCTACATTAGATGTAGTTTCTTGTGCAATATACTTTTGTGTATATTCTTTATAGTCTAAGATTTGTAATGTAGTTCCAGCTACAGCTAGGGTAGAATCCCTACTAATACGAAAGGTATCATAGTCTACAGACTGACTTGTTGCAGGAATACTGTATCTTGTTTGTCCTGCTACCAAAGTCTGTGTGTTTGTTAAATGTGTAAAGGGCCAGCCAAACTCTCGCTGGTTAATATAATTAATAGCATCATTTACAGCGTTCTTACACTGTATCTGAAAACCTCTAGCTGTTGCAAAATTAGCAGCAGTTAAGGATACCTCATTCATTCGGGCAATAACTTCATTAGTAATATCTAAATAATCGTATGCCATTCCGCATCCTTATATATGTAATCAGAGATATGAGGGGCAAGTTGCCCTGCCCCCCACGTTAGTCTTTAAGCAACATCTCGTGCTACTTCTTGAGCAGTCAAGTCACCTTCGTCAGTGCAATCCATAAGGACAGCCCAGACACGGAACACACCTGTAGTCACTGCGCCACCTGAAAGGGTAGCAATAGTAACGTCAATGTTATCAGCAGCAACAGCCATTACTGGCTGATAAGCTGCAGGGTTTTGCGACAGTACGCCAGCGGCTGACGTAGCATCAAAACCATCAACAAATACATCAGCGTCTATCATACCAACGTCTACAGTAAATGTAGAACCATCGGAAGCAGTAACAACTTCAATACCTGCATTCATTACCATTATCCCTTTAGGGACAGCAATTACAGGAATAACATCAGATGCTGCAAGTGCAGAACCTTTGTCTGACAAAGCTGTTGCCAAGTTCAATTCCATCTGAACCATGTAAGGATTGCGACCACGCTGCGAGTTGCCACGTGCTGTTTGGAGAGTGTTATCACCTAGTGCCATTTTTCAATCCCCCTATGCTAGACAGTATTTGGCGTTGATAAGAGCCTCTGGACGGAGAATCTTTCTGCCATACAAATGCATACCACGGACAATATCTGCAAAGCTGTCCGGGTCGCGGTAGGTCTCAGTCTTGTTGATTTGGTCAGCAGTAGCAACCGCTGAAGAATGACCACCAACAATAATGCCAAAGTTATTAGCTTGCGTACCAGTCGCTGAAGGACCAGTGCCGCCTTGTGGCAAGTTGTTAGATACATAGACTTTAAAGCCATGTAGGTTATTCAAAATCAAACCATTCTGAAGCCCTGCTCCACCGTAATCGGCATCAAACAAACGTGAGTCTTCGTCTTTGAGAACCTCAACGAAAACTGGGTCTACAACCAACCAACGTCCTGTAGTATCTACATTCTGAAGGTCAAGCTGACGGCCCATACGTGCAATCACTGTCAACGGGTTAGCAGTAGCGGCTGCAGTTGGAGCAGCAGCAGAACCACGAGCCTGAATGATAATGGTATTACCAGCACCACCACCGTTGAAGTCAGAACCGTCTAGCTTCATTGAAGCGAGGAGTTCGTCTGTTCCAGCAGTTGAAACTGATTTAGTACCATTAACAATGTTGTTGACGGTAGTTGCGCGAGTGTTAAGCGCAGTTTGCTTGAATCCTGACAAGTAGCCAAGAACGTCTTGGTCAAACTGGTCAGCCAAACGATATGCAGCACGATTGCTGGATAGCGATTGGAAGTTCACATGAGAATGGGCTTCTTCAATATCGTCAACTTTAAAAGCAAAGTAGTTAGCTTTGTCAACGGTAAGTGTGAAGTCCTCATCATCAAGGTCTTGCGGAGTAATAGTCGTACCCCTTTCGTATGCTTTGACGGTAATCTCTGGCTCCTTGATGATTTTAACTGAATCACCAAAGTTTGCGATTTCCCCAAAGTAGTCATTATTCGTAATCGCGTCACAAACAGCGGCCTTGCGGAATGCAAGCTGCACCTGTTTGGAGTAAATTACCGGGCTAAAATTGCCGTTAGGCAAGTTGTTATAACCCGCTGCTCTTGGAAAAGCCATAATCCATCTCCTATTATTCTGGATTGTTACAGATGCAAACAGTACAATTCTTGGCAGAGGCTGTCTAACGTAGGGTGTACTTTGTATAAGAGTTGCAACTAATATACTTAGTAGGCCATGTTATTCAGGTAATCTTAAAGATTTTTGTCGTTTGCGGATTGGTATAGTAAGCAAGTAGCTAACCTGCTTACCTTACACATGACTATAGTTATACTTATAAATAACTATTTGTCAACTCTTTTTTATCTAGCAGAACCAGATAAATCATAGATGAACTTACCACTACGAATAGCTTCCATAATTTCATCTGAATTTTTTTCATACTCTTG